CCCATTACACCCCGATGTACTAAAGCGTGCAGGTGGTAATGTGGAGTTACAACCAGGTGAAGCAGAACGATATACTACTTCTGACGCACCTATTGGTGATGAAGTAGTATTTGGAAACACAACAGAACGACAAACTTTTTCCCGTGGTCGTGGTAAGAAAAAGGCAGTGGTGCCAGCAGGTCAAGGAAACTTTATTTTTCTTGGAACTGGTAGTCAATTGAAACCACCACCAAAGAAAAAGTAGTAAGGTCTAACTTATGGCAATGGACTTTTGGTCCCCATCTTATAGAGCGGCATCTAGCGACCTTACAGTTGCTATTTCTCCTCTTGGATTGGTAGAACTCGCAGACGAAGAATTTGAGGTTCATGGCCCACGCCTGAACCGTTACTCTGCGGCATGGGCTTGGTACCTTGGTCACCACTGGTCATATCGCCGTGAGATGGGTGAATCTCAGTTCTACATGAACTATGTCCGTGTAATGTCGGACTACATCACCAACTTCTGCTTTGGTAAAGGTATTCAATTCCGTTGTCCTGAGCAAAATGCCGCAATTATTCCACATCTATTGGCTCAAGTATGGGAAAACCATAACTCAAAGCATTATGTTCTTTGGGAAATGGGTCAATTAGCATCTGTAACTGGTGACTGTTTTGTCAAAGTTGCTTATGAAGAGCCTTATGTGGACTCCGTAGGTGTTCCCATTGAAGGAAGAATTCGTATTATTCCTTTGAACCCAGCGCATTGTTTTCCTGAGTATCACCCACATGACCGTGATCGTTTGTTGCGCTTTAAACTTAAATACCGTTTCTGGGGTACCTCTCCTGAAGGAACTCGTCAGGTATATACCTTCACTGAAATCCTTTCTGACGACATGATTCAACAGTTCATCAATGACGAATTGATTGACCAATATCCAAATGCTTTGGGCACAATTCCTGTTGTACATATTCCAAATACTTCTATCTCATCATCTCCTTGGGGTCAGTCAGACATCTGGGACATCATCCCATTGAACCGTGAACTTAACGAAAAGATGGTTGAAGTTTCTGACATCATCAACTACCACGCCGCACCTGTCACTATCATCACTGGTGCTAAGGCTTCCCAGTTGGAGCGTGGACCTAAAAAAGTGTGGGCAGGTCTTCCTAAAGATGCCAGCGTTTTCAACCTTGAGTCTCGTGGTGAGATGTCAGGAGCCTTGGAGTACATCCAGTTCCTAAAGCGCACTATGCACGAAATGACTGGTGTTCCTGAAACTGCACTTGGTCAATTCCAGCCCGTGTCTAACACATCTGGCGTTGCTTTGGCTATTCAATACCAGCCAATGATGAACCGTTTTATGATGAAAAAGGTTCACTTTACTAAGGGTCTTGAGCGTGTCAACGAAATTGTTATCCGTACAGCGGCTGTATTTGAGCCACAAATGCTCCAGTACAACCCAAGCAAATCGGCTATGCCTGAGCGTGACCAAGCAACTCAATTAGATCCTGCTGACCCTTTGACCTATAAGACAACTGTCCACTGGCCTGAGCCATTGCCTGTTGACCAACTTATTAAACTCAATGAGGTTCAAGCAAAGATGGCACTTGGTTTGGAATCCAAGCGTGGTGCCTTGCGTATTCTTGGCGAAGAATTCCCGAATGAAAAGATGGACGAAATCTTTGAGGAATTGCAAGATGACGCTATGGATCAAGGCGCTCTTGACATGCTAAATGCTCAAATCCAGATGGCAGTAATGCTTGCCACTGGTATGGTTCCAGGACCTGACGGTCCTGAAATGACTTCGGCTGGAGGTGCTAGTGTATCTTCAGCAGGAGGCTCTCCTGATGGGGGACCAATGCCTGGTCCAGTCATTACCCCCCAAGAAGAGCAGATGGTAAATCAACTTGTAAGCAAGGCATACGGAGCAAGGTTCGCCCAGCGCCGTGTGCCTGACGAAGAATAAATAGTCATATCAATTAAGACCCTAAAAGCCAAACTAACAAAGTAGGTAACACTCATGGCAAAGAACAGTAGTCCCGAAGGGGACATTATTTCCGTCCCAATGGATGCTCCAATGGTGGAGCAATTTGTAGAAGACGCAATGTCTAAAACAAATGGAAAAGTATTTTCTGAGGACGATGTTGAAAACATCCGCAAACAGGAAAAAGACAAGATGTACAAGCGTCTTGAAGAAGCAGATACCCGTGTAAAAAGCATGGAAGAGCAAATGGCTGTTATTGCCGCAGAGCGTGAAGCCGCTCGCAAAGAAGCAGAATTGCGTGCCAACAAAGAGGCAGAAATCATCCGTCAGCGTGAAATTGACGAAATGAGCGCAAAAGAACTTCTTCTAAAGAAAGAAGACGAGTTCAATCAGCGCATTAACTCTGTTGAGGCAGAGTGGCAGGAACGCCTTAATGTCATTGAACAACAGCGCCAAGCACAGGAAGCACTTCTTGATAAAGAGCGCCAAATGCAGGCTTTGATCCATTATCGCAACAACAGACTCCAAGCAGAGCAGGAAGCCATCATTCCTGAACTCATTGACTTGGTGTCAGGAAACAGCGAGGAAGAGATTGAACAATCAATTGCTGTACTTCGTGAGCGTTCATCTGCTATTATTGAATCAATCCAACAAGCGACTGCGCAACAGCAAGGTCGTTTGCGGGGGGCGCCAGTAACGGCTCCTCCTGTTGGGCCAATGGAAACTCAGACGGAATATCAACAGTTAAATGCGGATGACATCCGCAATATGTCAATGGATCAGTATTCAAAAATGCGGGACAGGCTCCTAAATGCACGGTCTTCACGAGGCCGTTTCTAAAAACCCATACAAACCCCTATCCACGGAGGATAATAAATCATGGCCCTTCCAGGTCCCGCAGGTGGTGCAGTAACAACGGCAGGTGCAACAAGTGCAACTGGCTATACCGTTGGAGGCACCGCTCTCTCCCCAGCAATCCAGACTATCTGGTCCAAAGAAATCCTTTTCCAAGCGATGCCAGTGCTTCGCTTTGAGCAGTTTGCCGTCAAGAAGACGGAACTGGGCGTTATGCCAGGTCTCACCATTAACTTCATGCGTTACAACAACCTTGCAACTGACGAATCAGCAGGCGCTGAATTGACAGAAGGTACCCGTATGGAGCCAGTGGCTTTGTCCGCTAGTCAAATCCAGATCACCGTTAAGGAACAGGGTAAGGCAGTTTCGGTTACCGAACTTCTTCTCAACGCTTCGTTTGACGATGTTATGGCATCATCTTCTCGCCTTCTTGGTCGTCACATGGCACAGTCTATGGACATCCAGGCTCGCAACACTCTTTACCAGGCTGGTGTTCCTTTTGGTGGCGGCGCTGCCGTTGCACCATCAGTTGTCTTCGGACGCACTGCTCCTTCTACTCGTGGTCCTCGTGCTCCTTATGAGTATGCAGCCGCTGGTAACTCAGGTGCTCCTGGCTACATGTCACCTGCAACCGTTAAGGACGCAGTTGAGATCTTGGCTAACCAGAACATCCCACGCCTTGGTGATACCTATGTGTGCTTCGTTCACCCATCACAGAGCCGTTCCATCCGTGACTGGCCAGAATTCATTGAAGTAACGAAGTATGCCGCTCCAGGTAACTTCATGCTTGGTGAAATTGGTCGCTTGTACGATGTGGTCTTCATTGAAACCACTCAGGTCAAGTCAGGTCTCGGCAAGGTTGACTCCAACCCAGCAACGAGCACAGTAGACGCAGTTCTTAGCAACTCGTACTCATCCATCATGATCGGTGATAACGCCTTCGGACAAGCCATTGCATTGCCAGTGGAACTCCGTGACGGTGGAGTCATTGACTTTGGTCGTGAGCACGGTTTGTCTTGGTACGCAATCTGGGGCTTTGGTGTAATCACACACGAATCTCGTGTTATCATCAACACCCTCGGTGGCGCAGTTCCAACTGCCTAATCCACTACTATAACTTCCTAGTGGGGGAACGGCGAAAGCCTAGTACCCCACTTTAAGTTGTTTTTTTAATCACTACCAAAAGGAGTAGCCATGGCTACAAAGAAAACAAATGTTACAACCACAGACATCTTCTCAGAGCCAGAGGAAACAACCACAGAGGTTGTAGAGACAGAAGTACCTGCAAAGGCTTCTGTTGTCGCTCCTGGAGCACCTGAGTCCAAGAAAGGCCGTGTTAAAGGCACTTGGAGAATGTACTGGGGTCAAGACACTTTTGATTTTGAAGATGGGAAGACATACACGCTTCCTGTAGGTCTCTATGACCACCTCAAAAACCACGGGAACATCTACGACACTCTTTAAGGAATAAATGTCTGGCTTTACAATTCCAAACACGCCTGATTCATTCAATCAAAATCAGGCAGAGCCAGACTCCCTAGATTTCCAAATTTTAGGAAATCAAAGAAGTGGTGTAGTCAGTGGTTGCGCTGTTAGCCCTAATGCTACTGCTCAAAAAGTAACTGTTGCCGCTGGTGAGGTACTCATCAATGGCTCGTACTACCCATACGCTGGTGGAATAGTTGATTTAACTGCTTATGCATCACCTGCCTTCTTTGATGTTATATACGCCCGTTTATCGGGATCAACCGTTACTTGTTATGCAGTTGCCCCTGCAACTGGTAGCACAAACCCTAGATTCCCATCATCTGGTTCTGGTGCAAACCAAGTAAACCTTGACACGACAGATGTTGTATTGGCGTCTATATACCGTGTTGATAATGGTGTAGTAGATTCAGGAGCCATCGTTGACAAGCGTGTCTTTGTGCGCTCTACCACAAACCGTACCCTTGGGGATACTGTCTCTGCTAACAGAGGTTCTGCTGGTGACACCTTCGTCAACACATCATGGACACCTGGAAGCACGACTGCTTCTCCGTTTTCAGTAAAAGTTGGGTCAACTTGGTACAACCTTGCATACTGGACGGCTAACAGTAACATCTCTACTTCTGGCACCATTACAGCAGGTTCTTTTGTAGGACCACTGTCAGGTAATGCAACTACTGCTACAAGTGCCACAAGCGCTACAAGTGCAGGCACCGTTCCATGGTCGGGTGTTTCTGGAAAACCATCTCTAGTAGAAAATAACGGTGGAACTTATTCCATTAATATTACTGGTTCTGCTGGTTCTGCTGGCTACGCTGGTTCTGCTCCATTCTTGTACAACTCAACTTATGGAATATACTTTAGTCTTATCAATGCTGGAGCCTGGGGAACTGCTGCAACTATAAATGCTTACTCTTATATTTCTACAGGTTCTACGGATTACCAGTTTACATCAAGTGGTCAATACACTTACCTTGGGGAAGCCTGTCTTCGTGTCGTAAACGCAACTACTGCTTATACACAATTGATTTCTGCTGGTCGTACTGCCCTCATCAGTTCTAACAGTAGTATAGGTACATCGGTATCTAGTCGTAGGTTTAAAGAAAACATTGTTGAATACACCGATTTAACAAAAAGAATTTTAAATGTTAATCCAGTAACTTTTGACTACAAATCAGAACATATTGAAGAAGACTCACAAGACACTCGTTTTAATCAGTTTGGTTTAATTGCTGAAGACATGCATGATGCTGGCTTAACTCATCTTGTCTATTACGACAAGACTGAACAACCAGAAGCAATTAACTACACAATGCTTGCAGTAGAACTCTTGGGTGTTATTAAACAACAAGAAAACACAATTACAGAGTTAACAGCACGAGTTGAAGCCTTAGAGGGTAAATGAGTGAAGAACCACGCCCTCTACCCACGCCAACAGGGTCGGTAACTGACATTACTCGTGTGCGTTCTGTTATGTCCCACAGACACCGTGAACAACAGCCACAAGTCAACCAACCATACCAAGACACCCTTCCAGGTGCGGGTTCAGGAGATCAATAATGGCGTCTACAACTAGCACTGGATTAACAGTCCTTGAACATACCATTCAATTGGCTCGCAACTACCTTCGTGATTTCCCTAAGTTCTTTCAGGTGTCCTTTGACACTATTGGTCGCACCTACGAGTTGGGTCAAGTAAACATTGACCCAGACAGCATTTGGGTGGCTACAGTTACCAGCAATGTTGTTACCCAATTAACCACAGCGCAATACAGCCTTGACCACCGTAATGGAATTATGCGCCTTGCCAGCACCCCTGCGGCTAATACCACCATAATGATTGAAGGGTATTACTACGAGTGGGTTCTTCCTGAAGATTTACAGTTTTACGCAGAGCGTTCAATTAACTTCCATAAACCTACTATTGACATTCCTTTAGAGCAGGCTAACCAAGCAGTATTGGATGTAATCGGCTTAGGCGCTCTTATAGAGGCTCTACAAGCCCTTATGACAGAGTACGCCCGTGATATTGATGTCATGACATCAGAATCCATCCACATACCTGGATCTCAGCGTTTCCGTATGCTCCAGAGCCTGTGTCAACAATGGGAGGTTGAGTACCACAAGCACGCCAATAACCTCAACATTGGTCCTGAGCGTATTTCTCAATTCAGCCTTCGCCGTATTTCTCGCACAACCAATCGTTATGTACCTCTATACAAGGGTAAGGAAATTGGCGAATATGGTCCAATTGAGCGTATCTTTATTGAAGATACAGAAGGACATATCCTTGTTACAGAGGCGGATGAGCCACTGCGTGAAGATGTGTTTATTGACGGTGAACCCCCAACTGCTTACTCAAGCAACGCTTTTTACTAATGGAAATCCGCAGAGAACTAGGAAACATTAGAAAGCACTACCGTAGGTACCAGCAAGCCTATGGTGAGTCTGTGGTCTGGTTTGAGTTCACTCCACTAGGCACAAACACCTCAACCCAGTCCGTGTATGACGATGTGTACGATGAAGGCGTTCCTGGTACTGGTGGACGCAGATACAAAAATGGTGTTGTAGTCCCTATCTTGATGGTTACTGAGGCTGAAGACCAAAAGCGTGCTATTCCAGAAGGCCGTCAGGCTGTGGAATTGGCTAACTTTGTGGCGTCTATCCAAGACTTCCGAGAGGCTGGGGTTACCTCCCCATACGAATATAAAAGCCATTTAAATGATATGTTTTTATATGACGGGCGCTACTTTTCAGTGGTGTCCTACCGTGTCCGTGGACGAGCCTCTGACGATGTTATTGTCGTGGTTGAAGGTATTGAAGTCTATATTAATCAAGAAATGCCTTTTGATGTGGGACCAGCAGCGACCTCTTCACAGAACCTTCCTTGGCCTTCTGCGTTACCTCAACTCTGATAAACTGTATATAACCTTAGTAAGCACTAAGGGGTACAACGCCTAGAGTCCCGTGGGAGAAGTAATGACTTCTGCACAACTGCATACATCCAAGGACTCTAAGGGTATTATTCACGGTGAGTTTCCTTTCATTTTTGCTCTAGAAACCCTTGTGGCAAAATACCCAGAAGCCGTAGCGGAAGCAGTCGCTGAGACCCTAAGCAATGAACAAACTCATTTATCTAATGTGATGTCTGACCACCCAGACTGGGCGCATTTATCTGACAAAGCACAAGTCAGTATTTCTGATGGCAGTTTAGAATATGGTGTAAATGAACCATCTGATGAAACAAACATGCTTGAATTTGGTGATCCTAGTAAGAGAGTAGTGGCTACTGGTCTCCTTCGTTCTACAGCGTTTAAGCGCTCACAAGATATTAAAAAACAACTTACTGAGGCTGTATCCCGTAAGTTGGGTGGCTTCTAATGCCAAATAAGGGTTTCCTTCTTGCTGAAGATGCGGCTCTTAAAGCACGCTTTTCTACTTTAACAGTATCCGATGACCGTAATGGCGCTCGTCCTGTACAAGTGTTCTACCGTTATCCAGAGGCAGAAACTGAGCGTGCTTATCCTTTCATGACTATTGAAATGATTGACCTAGTCCACGCTAAAAATCGTCAGCATTCTGAAAATCAATTGGTGTATGCAAAGCCTGGGATACCACAACGCAGTAGATTCAACAATGGTCCTACCTCTATGAACTACTGGCCTAGCCGTCTTTCTGACATGAGCACTATCACAAACATTGGCACAAACGAGTTTGTAGTCAGTAACGAATTTGTACCTGTAGACCTTTTATACCAAGTTTCTACATTTACTCGTAGTGCTCTCCATGATCGCCAACTTAGCAGTCAAATGTTGAGTACAATTGTTCCATTCCGAAAGGGCTTTATTGAAGTCCCAGAGGATGGCACAATGCGGAGATTAGATCTTTTGGATTGGACAACTGCGGACCTTTTGGACTCTGAGTCTGGATACCGTAAGCGTATTTTCCGAAAGATTTACACACTTCAAATGTCGGCTGAGATACCCTCACTTGACATGTTTGGTCTACAACAAATCACTTCAATTGTTCCAACAGTTGAACCAATCACAAGTAACTCGTAACCCCCGTTTATTGCTAAGGAGCAACAATGGCAACATATACTCGCCCAGGTGTATACATCACCGAAGGTCCATTTTCTACAGCCACAGCAGTTGGTACTGAGGTAACGCCCACAGCGTTCCTTGGTACTGTATCTCGTGGACCAATTGTCCCAACACGAATTGATTCGTGGGGTCAATACAAGACACTTTACGGTGACCTAACCAACTCATCTGACCTTGGTTACGCTGTTTACCACTTCTTTTCAAACGGTGGTCGCACTGCTTATGTCAACCGTGTTGCACATACAACAACCACAGGTGGAGCCGCTGATCTCAAAGCAAAATCTGGGTCAATTACAGGAACCATTGCTGGTGGTGCTAACACAACATTGTTCAGAGTACAAGCAAAAAATGTTGGTACTTGGGCAAACTATGCAGCCGCTACAGGAACCACCACTGAAGTTGGTCTTAAAGTAATTATCACTGCGGGATTGCGTAATGGTGTTGCTGAAAGCATTGGTGGAACAGGTGCACCTCTTACTTTCAACCTTGCTGTTGTGTTTAACGGTTCTGAAGTAGAGCGCTGGAATGAAGTATCCCTTGATCCAGACTCCCCACAGTACATCACTACTATTGTTAACTCTTATTCAACTTTTGTAGATGTGTATGAAGTAGATGCCACACTTGTTGCTGGCGTGGTTTACACCATCACTGCTGCAACATACCCTCTAGGAGTCACTGCGGGAACCAACGGCACTGTTGTAGATGGCGACTGGACAGCCGCTATTGATACATTAGAAAGTGTTGAAGGTGCCTTGTTGATCAACCTTGTTGGTCAATCAACTGCTTCACGAATTAACTATGCCCTTACCTACGCTGAAACTCGTGGAAATGGTTTTGTCATTATTGATCCAGACCCAACACAACTTTTGACTGCTGGTATTACTGGTATTACCAACACTTATAACAAGTCTTCCTATGGTGCTGTGTACTACCCAATGATCAAGATGCCAGACCCTGCTCGTTCAGGAACTGCCACCCTTCGTAATACCTATCCAGGTGGGGCAGTCGCTGGATTGTTTACTCGTGTTGAGGCAGAGCGTTCAGTTGGCAAAGCCCCAGCAGGGTACGCCTATGATGTTCGTGGTTCTTATGGTCTTTCCAAGAACTTTACTAACATTGAGACAGGATTGTTGTATGACGCACATGTCAACAGCCTAAAGAACATTCCTGGCGGTGGAGTCATTATCAATGGCTCTCGTACTCTCAAGCGCACCGATATCACAAAGTATGTTCCTGTTCGCCGTACCTTGAATTATGTCAAGTCCAATGTTGAAAACATTGCACAATACGCATTATTTGAACCAAACGGTGAGCGTACATGGACACAACTTAATAGCCGTCTTTCACGCTTCCTTTCGGACTTGTGGGGAGCAGGCGCCCTTAAGGGACGCAACGCTGTTGAGTCGTTCTACATTATTTGTGATGCCACAAACAATCCTGATTATGCAGTACAAAATGGTGAACTTCATGTAGAGGTAGGTGTAGCACTACAAGCACCTGCTGAATTTATCGTTATCAATATCAGCCAGTTCTCTGGCGGAACCAACACCACCGTAGAAACGGTTTAAGGAGTAAATAAAAATGACAATTGCACAACGCACCGACCCACTTCGTAACTTTAAGTTTCAAGTAACAATTGAGCCTAATGGGTCTGCTTTAAAAACAATGACCCCTAATATTGCACAACTTGGGTTTTCCACCATGAGTGGTTTAAGTGTTACCAACGATTTGCTTGCATATCGTGAAGGTGGTATGAACACTCACACACATAAAATGGTTGGTCTATCTGACTTTAGCGCCGTATCGTTTGTTCGTGGTGTTTTTGCTGAAGGAAACGAACTATGGAAATGGCAACAGTTTATCCATTCATGGGAAAGTGGTGTACCTAACGGTAGCAAAGGCACAGATTCAGGACACGATTATCGTTGTGACATCACTGTTGCTGTGTATGACCACCCAACAACTTCAAATGCGTACACCTACTCAAATGGTGAGAGTCTGAACACATCATCTTCAAAAGCAATTGGTAACAAGCGCTTAATGATGAAATTGTTTAATTGCTGGCCTGGAGCATTCAACCTTGGTGGTTTGAGTGCTGGAGACAGTGGTCTTATGGTACAAGAACTTACAGTTCACCATGAAGGATTTGTGTTAGCATTCTCCGCAGCAGAGGCTTCCACCTACTCTCTGATTTGGTAAAACTAAAAGAAAGATTACAAAATGTCAGACAACTTATCCTCACTTGTACAAAGTGCAAACGCCGCTCTTGAAGACCCAGCACCATTTATTGACTCAACTCCACCGACTGATGTTCAGTTGATTAAAGGTTTATTTAATGAAGAAACACGGGAATGGGAAACAACGGCAGTTGTAAGAGAACTAACGGGAGAAGACGAGGAAGCCTTAGCAACTTTTGACGCAAAGGAAGATATTACTTATGGTGAATATCTAGTCCATCTTCTTCAGCGTGCTGTAGTAAGCATTGGTTCACAAGAAGTAAAGAACAACAAAGACATCATTGATAAGTTAATTATTGGTGATCGTGATGTTCTATTCTTGGCAGTAATTCGTGCAACATACGGTAGGACTCGTGAAGTTCAATTAACATGTGGAAATTGTGGTGGAAGTAATGATGTCACAATTGATTTAGAAGAAGACTTCAAAATGGAAAAAACAGACAGAGATTTGTCTGCTCCATTTGTTGTCACTTTAAAAAATGGAAAAGTTGCATCTTTTAATATGCCAACTACTGGTGACAGTCGTTATGCATCTAAAAAGGGTAAGACTGCGGCAGAACAAAATACATGCATCATTGCCCGATGTTTACAACTTGATGAGGGTAACCACCTTTCTCGTGAAGATTGGGCAAAGAAACTAAGTGTTGCAGATCGTAAAAAGATTATAAAAGAAATTACCTCGGTACAACCAGGTCCTCGTATGGGGGAGGTGGAGACTCAGTGTGCCCATTGTGAACAAGAATTAATAGTGGTGTTGGATTGGGTCTCACTTTTATTCAGTTAATCTGAAGTTTATTTATTGGGAATATGAAAAGATTGCCTCTGCGTACAGAGGCTTTGGTCTAAATGACCTTAAGTCAATGTCCGTGCGTCAGCGTGCCTACTGGTTTGGTATGGCAAAGTGGCGTAATAAATAAAGAAATAATAAATAATGGCTCCAAGAATCCCAGATAATCAAGGTGGTGAAGTTCCACTTGACCGTACAGGTAACCCGTCATCGGGTGCCGCTGGGCGTACTTCTCTTGGACTAGATGCTCGTGAAGTTGATCGTCTTGTATCTGGTATTGACAAAATCACTAGTGCTGTTACCAGACTTAAGGACACAGCCACAGGAGCCGTTAAAGCACTAGGTGGTATTGGTAGCAACACTGTCGGTGGTGGTGGTGTAGGTGGTTCACCAACTTCTAGAGGCTCTGTTGGTGGCTCTATGTCTTCAGCCATGGGTCTTATGGCAAACGCTCGTGGTGGTAGTGCCGCCCGTGGTGGTGGCGGTGGTAGTGCCATCCCTACAAGCACAGGTGGTGCTGGAGGAGGAGGGGGTGGTGGTAGCGGTCTTGGCGCAAGTGCCATGAAGTTAATAAACACTATGGGACAGCCAGCGCAGGATTTTTCAAATTACATGAGTAGCCGTATTGGTCAAGGTGCTGATTACTCATTACAAGCAGACAGAATGTCTACTCAACTACAACAGATGTATGGTATGTCTAATAGTCAAGTGCGCAACCAGATGCGTATGCCGTTGACTAGTCATTACCTTTTGGGTGGTGGCACAGCCATTAATGATTTGTTAGGAATGCAAGCAAACACAGGGTTGTCTGCATCCAAGAATGCTTCGTCTGTAGAGGCTATGCGTGCTGTATCTGGGTTCTCATATGGCTCAGGTGACATTACCAGAATGCTTTCTACAATGGGTTCCCCTGATGTAGCCAACCGTATGTTCATGATGGGTGGCACAGGCATGTACAAAATGGGTGGAGAACAACGCTCAGGAATGCAAAGTATCCAAGACATAGTACGCCGTACTGGATTAACAAACCCTGAAGCCCTTAAGGGTGCTCTTCAGCAAGGTTCTAACACACGACAGCGACTAAACGCTATGGGTGTTCCACAGGACATGCAAGACATGGTTATTCAATATGCCATGCAAAACTCTCAATTTCAGAAAAAGACTGGTGGGGAAACAATGTATGACCCATCAGTTGAAGCAGACCGTAAGACTATGGGTATTGAAGACAACTATGCAGTGTCCCATGAAAAGACTTCGGGAGAACGAATTAAGCGTGAAGAAAAATTCTATGGTCGTCAAACAGATAACTTTTCACGGTTTGAAAAAAACCTTAGAACTTCTACAAAAATGCTTTCAATGTTTGAAGATGCATTGTCAGGCATTATTGGATTAGGTATTTCTGCAAAAGGACATCCAATTACTAACACCGTTTCATACGGTATGAACGCTTTTAAAAATTTTCAGATGGCTGCTCTTGAAACAGGAATAGATGCCGCTGCTGCTATGGGTCCTGGTGGTGACCCTGTGGATTCTAAAAAATCAACAGGGACATCAGCAAATGTTGGCTCTAGTGGTTCTGCACAAAATGTTAAATTAAATAAAGAGGACGAATCAAAACTAGCAACTCTTGATCCTCGGTTGGCTGTGCCATTGCGTAGAATGATGGAAGCAAACCCAAATCTTCATATTGGTGATGCTCGCCGTTCTACTGCGCAACAAGAACAAGGTTTTAGAGATAGATATCGCCCTACTAACAAACCTGTATCTGAAAAAGGTGAAACAGATAGAATCTGGAAGGGTGTTGTATGGGAAATGAAACCAGGAGAAAAAAGACCACCAATGGCTCCTCCAGGACAATCTTTCCATGAACGAGGACTAGCAGTTGACTTGTCCCAATCGGAAAGTGAATGGCTTAGGAACAACGCATCTAGGTTTGGTTTAGAAACAGGCGCTACTACTAAGGGTGCCCGAAGTGATGAACCATTCCACATTCAGCCAGCAGGAACCTTGGGGTACTCAGGACCAAACTCGGCGTCTAGTTCTGCAAAAGCGGCATCTGGTGCAGGTGTATCAAAATCATCCGTGCGTAAATTGAGTTCTGTTGTTTCACCTCTTGCAACAAATAGTTTAACAAGTGCCCCAGCAACCCTTAAAAATGCTGGTTCAATGGCTAGTGAATTTCTGCGTAGTGGTGGTTGGAAGACCGAAAGTTCTTCCATTGGATCAACAGAAAAAATTGGAACACTAAGCAACTATGGCAACTCTGTTGCCCAAGGTGGTGACCCTGTAGACCGTGGTAATTACTCTATGGGCGGCTCACAAGGAGCAGGGTCCATTGTTATTTCTCCAAATATCTATCTGAATGGAGGACAAGATATGACATCTGATTTACGCCGTATTGCAAAAGAAGTAGGTGCCCTACTTGAGCAAGAAGTTAAATTGAAAATGATGAGGACCTCATAATGGGAGTATCACCCCCTTCCCGTGACCCCTTTCTTACCAATGAGCAGGCAAAAGCCATATTGGAGGGGACACCAAGAGACCAATCGGGACGACAAAGAGCAATAGGGCAGTCATTTGCAACAGATCAATTTTTTGGAATTACTGACAATGAACCATTTTATTTAGCACATAGGGATGTAGACAACCCTAAATTTGCTTGGCCTTCTAAACAATACACAGATATTGAGGGAACAACTCATAGAGTTCAGCGTGGGTACATGCGCAGTTTAATTACTGACCCTGAAGTAGATCCTTATGCAAAAAATCGTAGATTGTTTTTTCAATTTAACCCTACGGTACTTGTTCGTCAAGTACAACAAACTCCAGGAGCAATGCTTCCACTATTGCAAAGTCCTGAACAATTACTGCAACCAGTTCCAGGTACTGCCACATTTGGGTTTGAATTAATGTTTAACAGAGAACATGAAGTAAACACTGGAGATAATCCTCCTGATGTATTGCAAGAGACCCTGTTATTACCAAATGATCAAAAAGGATTTGTGTCTGAAGTAGGGGTGCTGGCTGACATTATGGTGCTAGACCTTATTACAGGTCAAGGAATTTCACAAGACTTATTGGCTACTTTAGCCAAGCGTCAATCCGAGTTTATCCTAAAACAAGGCGCTGAGGAACAAGAATACATTGATTCATTAGTAGGGGAAGAAGGGGAAAAAATTAGAGAGTCATATATCCCTACATATGACGAAAGTGATTCTAATCAAGCAAACCTTGCAGAAATTTTTACATAACAAATAGGAAACTCTGCATTTCTTAACCCGTTACCATTCCGAGTAATGTTTTCTTCATTATTTATGGTTGAAGGAATTGCAACAAGTGTTGATGTAAAGTTTACAAAATTTAGTCAAAAGATGGTACCTGTGCAATGTACTGTCACTATCAATATGTATGCGTTGTACATTGGTTTTGCAAAAAAGAATACATTTTTGTATGACAACCTTGTTCAAGGTGCCATTGACAATAAAACACAACAAGTAAAAGATGAAGAAGTTGCCAACAAATTAAAGGCTGGATTAGATAAAGTTGTCTTTGATTCTACTACTTTTGGTGGCACCCTTTCCTATACTGCTACAACTGGAACAAATGCTTTTCAAGTAGCGATTAATGCAGACCGCACATCTACTTTTACAAAACAAATAGAAAAAAAAGAAATTACAGATGTAATACTTCGTGTAAAAATGGAATATGATTTTACTACAGGAACCTCAACAGAACCTACATTTTTAAAAGACAACCATGTTTATTTAATGTATAAAGATAGCGCTGATATTCCATTAGAAAAGGTTACTTCAAAGATTAACTTTGGATTGAGTGCTCCTGATCTTGTAAATTTGCTTCTTACTGAAAGCAAAAAACCAGGTGGAGAACAAAAACAATATTTAAGTTACAGGTATGTTGTAGAAATTGCAGGAAAAGGAGACAATGGTTCAGTAGTTGCATCTCCGTCACCATTTAACAGTGAAACAAAAAAATTTGCACAGGTGCTAAACCTAGAAGAAGAAAAGTATGAAAGACTTACTGCTAACAATCCTTTTAAAAACAAAGAGTAACTATAATGATTCAAGTTCTTTCTAGATACACAATTACTTCAGAAGAGCGTGATGGTAATGTTGCCATTATTGCCGTGCGCAAATCTGCACCAACTACTAGTTACAGTAGTCACCGTGCTCGTAATGGAGACACCTTTGAAAACCTTGCGGCTCGCTACCTTGGGTCTTCTTTGTTCTATTGGAAAATTGCAGATTTAAATCCTCAAGTACCTTTTCCAGATTACATTCCAGCAGGAACAAACATCCGTATCCCTAGATGATTACTACAGGTGCGTCCCCTCTTGATATTCGCTTTGAGGTTGTAGTCAATGGTATGTACCTTGATTACGCCTCAGTCAAGCGTGTCAACATTGAGTTGCAAGAGAATATGCACAACCTTGCTGTATTAGAGGTTGGTGGTATACCACCACATAATTTAACTGATTTTATTGACCTTCCTATTTCTATTAAAATTAGTGTTGGACAAATCCGTATGTACGGTTTTGCTGGGTACATTACATACTTGGAACCAGAGTCAATTAATAAGAATGGTCTTATTGATAAAAGTCCATTTCAACTTACTCGCATCCATTGCCTTGGTGCGTCCTACCCAATGCGTAGTCGTAAAACAAAGGTATGGAACAATAGAACCCTTGCGCAAATTGCAACTGAGATTGCAAAAGACTACTCATTGACGGTATCTGTTCCAAATGATCCTTATGTATTTCCACGCTTGGTTCAATCAGGTAAATCAGACTGGGAACTTCTCACAAATGCCGCTAACTACCTTGGTTATCAAGTTCTTGTGCGTGGTGTACACATAGATATTTGGGACCCATTTGCTGTTTTTAGTCGTACTGGTTCAATACCTTTATATGCAATGTCTGGTAACAGGGGTCGGTTAAACGCTTCACCTGGACAAGTTATTAAGTTTCATGGTGTCATTGGGGCTGTAACACCACTGTCCGCACGCACCACTGAAACAGTGCATTCACTGGTTGGTAACCAAATTGTAACAACAAGTCTAAGCACATCTACTGGATACGGCGAAACTGTGGAGTCTATATTCCAAGATGAGGTTGGGGCAAACGCCCAATCAGTTGAAATGGCTAATGCTTTACTACAAGGTCGTAGTCGTAAAAAACTTCCTTATATTGCTCATGTAGATGTTGTGGGTGACCCTGTGATACAGCCTGGGATGGCAGTTAAGATTGATAGGTACAATTCAGCGTTAGATGGTTTATGGATTGTGCAAGCAGTTCGCCATGAAGTCTCTCGTGGAATGGCAATGTCCTACTTAACTTTGGCAAAAGACTCCAATGATATTGACTCAATTAATAGCACCGTAAGGGCTGCTGTCATGCCTGAGTTAACAGAACCAGTTCTTAAAAATAACCGTTGGGTGACAGGTACGGAAATGGTACATGTATATGCATAAAGGAATTATCTAATGAAATCTATCTCTATACCTTTTCGCTTTGAGAATGGAAAAATAGCCGATACTACAGATCTTGGTACTATTGCTCGCCAACGCATTGGGGATGTTTTGGCTACTAGAGGGTATGAACGAGTCATGCAACCTGGATATGGTGCTGGTATCAGTGAACTTTTGTTTGAACCCCTTGACCCACTTGTGTTTGCTGATTACAAGGTAGATGCTTTGAGTGCTATCAACGATAATGTTAGTGTTGCTACTATTAATGATATGCGTGTTCAAGCAGGCGATTCTTTACAGTACAATGATGAGGGGCAATCTACATTAAAGGTTTCTGTTGTGTATTCTGTTCCAAACTTAGGAACGGCTACTTACACAGTAACTGTAAACACAAATAAGATCTTGACAGAGGAAAGCGCTTTTTAATCATGGCTACATTTGACTACACCAGCAGAGACTATCTGTCTATCCGACAGGACTTGCTTAACCGTGCGGCTAAGACCATCCCAGAGTGGAATGGCACAGACACCTCAGAGTTTGCCAACATGTTTGTTGACTTGTGGGCGTATATGGGAGATGTTTTGCACTTTTATGTAGACCGTGCCGCTGGTGAAACTTTTTTAGATACAGCCACACAGCGCTCGTCTGTTTTAGCCATTGCTAACTTGTTGGATTATATCCCAGCATCTCCTCGTGCGGCCCGTGGTCTTGTGACTATCCAACTAAACTCATTACCCTCTGGTGAAACAAGTTATGTAGTTCCTCAGTACACAACATTTAAAGGTTTTGATGCAGATAATAATTCATATGATTACTATTTGTTAAATGATTCTCCTGCTCTTGATCTAACAACAACGACACAATCAACAGGTACAGTCGTTCAAGGAACCTTAGTGTTTAATGAAGTGGTTGGGACAAGCGCAGGATTTACAAATCAAAACTTTACATTGTTTAATTCAAGTGTAGATATTGACAGTATTACAGTCCTTGTATATGAGGGACCACTAAGTAGTGGCGCTCCTACCGCAGTTGAATATCAATATGTTGCCCAATTGTCTAATGCAACTTACACAGATAAAGTATTTACTGCTCGTACAACATCTAGTGGTTATACACAACTTATTTTTGGTAATGGTTTTAATGGAACTGTGCCTACAACTAACGCAAGTATTACAGCATCGTATCGTACTACTGTTGGTTCATTAGGAAACATACCCGCCAACGGTATTAAATTAGTGGCATCATCTCCACAGTCAACGCATATTAGTGTTGTGTCATCTGGAACTATGGGTGGTGGAGCAAACACTGAATCTATTGATTCTATTAAGAGTAATGTGTCCCGCTTGTACCGTACACAAGATAGAGCAGTATCTCTTCAAGATTACAAAGACCTTACTCTCCAAATACCTGGAGTTAGCAAAGCCACTGCTACATACAGCGACCCAACAGTAACTCTGTACCCAGTTCCTTACCAAAGCACTTATCCACCTGCACCCATTACTTCTGGTACACAAAAGGTTGTGATTGAAATACCTACATCAATGGTTGAATCTATTGAAAGTTATTTTTCTACACGATCAATGCTAGGAGTAACAGCAAGTGTTGTTAATCCTGCTAACCATGGGTCTATTGATAAGTACATTGAGTGCACACCTATTTATGTAGGTATTCAAGTATATGTAAAAAGTACATATGTACAAAGTTGGGTACAAGCACAAGTAAACATTGCTATTCGTGCACTTTTATCATTTGACAAAGTATCGTTTGGACAAATTGTTACGGTTGGTGAGGTCTACCGAGCGGCTCTTTCAGTAGAGGGTGTTGATTATGTTATATTGACAAACTTAAGCACTACTTATGATGCAACACCAGCAACAGTAAGCACTGTGGCAAATGTGTCCGTAGCGTCAACAAAGTTGCCATGCTTTACTGACCTTATGACATCTGCACCAACGGCAGTGAACTTTGATATGGTCGGTGGATTGACTGGTAGTAACTAATGGCTTTAGTTTCCTTTACAGTTCGTAATACTATTGCTAATGGTGGCTCGGCTCTTCGCCGTACCAATGTCACACAAAACTCAGGAACACCTGATGGGTCTGGTACAGCCGTATATGACAGCGCTCTTCGTGCTGACGGATACTTTCCTCCTGCACCCCAGGCTTATCTTCAGTCTAGTTTTTCCGCAAATATTTATGTGCGTGGAGAAATTGAATTGCAATGGGAACTAGAAACTTCTTTAGTAAGCAGTGCTTCTGGATCAGATTTTGAACCTGTTGAATTACTAATCCGTGCGTCTGAAGATGGTGAACCAGTAACCCCAGCAGATGGATTTGAAATAGTGCGCCTAACGGCTGATTCAGACCCGTACTTTGAGTCGTACATAGATGTGGCTGGACCATCACGCCCCTATATCGCAGAGGGCAAGTGGGCTTACTATTCCTTGTTTGTTAAGTATGCCAATAACACTGGTGATTCTTACTACGAAAATTTGGCTGACTTGTCTGTACAAACTCCTATTAATTTTGGGTCTACAGAAGAATTATGGAAACATATTCCTGAGTATTACCGACAAACAGATGAAGAGTACATGCTTGCAACAGAGAACTACTCATATGACAACGGCCCTTTGTATCGTTTCATAGAACTGTTTGGTTGGGAACTTGACAAAATGCGTACAACTATCTATGACACAATGCGGATTAATGACCCTTCTGTAGTGCATAGTTCAGCAATTGACTCACTGGCTAACCAAACTGGTGTTGAATTTAACAAGTCTGCTTTAGGTACTGCCAAACTTCGTGCCATTCTTAATAACATTGGTTATTTGCGCCGTACTAAAGGAACAATTAATAGTATTGAAGCGTACATTTCAGCAATGTCTGGTTGTGGTGTAACCACCAATACTGCTGTATCACCCATAGAGTTTAATGTGCACCCAATGCGTGTCAACTTGTTTAGTGATCCATTTTTTGCACAGAGTTCTACTACAACTGACACAACAGGAGTAATTAGAAGAAAGTTTGGCGCATACAATGCCAGTGGTCGTCAATACGGTTGGGGTGTGTTCTCTAACCAACCCGCTGGGATTGCTACAGGAAACATTATTGATGTAACAGACGGCGTAGTTACAGTTACATTAGCGGCTGGTAGTGGTA